CTATAAATGGTAGTAAAAATGGAAGAGTCATCAGCACTAGAAATTCGATAGTTTCAACAATGCTTTTTTTAGTCTTTCGACTTGCATGATTAATTTCTCTAGCTTTTCGCACCATGCTCTTCGCAAAAAAAGTTGCTGTGGTCATGGTTTTCCTAAAATTAAGTTATAAGTATTTTGTATAAGTATTTATAAGTCTAAATTATACGCACTTATTTAGACAAAAAGAAATCCTAATGAATCTTTTTTGGGTCTTTCGGTGGGACTGCAGATTCGAACTCACTCTCTGCAAGTTCTTCAAAATAATCATCAAACAAATCTTCTTCTTTAACATTTTTAAGAATAGAATCAACTGCAGCTTTCATGTATTCTCTTGAGGCACCTTTTAAATCATTTGTTAAAGGTATGGTTCCTTGTTCTACCATTTCTAACCACCTTGCAGAGGCCTCGTCATAAAAAGGAATGAACTGTTTATTCATATTACTTCTATGTAATACTTCCGTAAAAGGTATCATTATTATAGGGTCTTCACTCAAAGGTGCATAAGGATAGAAGGTTGCAAGTGTTGAATTGATTGGTTGTTGAACTGATAAGTGACATATCATAGGAAGTGTGACACTGATACCTTCTGTTGTTTCCCTAACCATACCAACAATCTCTGAACCAGTCTTCAGTTTAACTACTTCGTATTTTTGCTTTAGTAAATCTTTGGGTGTTGCCATTAGTCTAAGTCGAATTGTTTTATCTCGTAGGAAAAGTTTTCCTCGTTATAGATATTTATTCTTTCTTTTAAGTGACCAAGTGTGAAATTATCACATTGCAAATCGTCTGCAATATCAAATAATCTCATCTTTTCTTTACCCTCAGTCTTTCTTAGACCACGACCAATAGATTGCAAGTTTCTGATTCTAGATTTAGAAGGACTTGCAAAAACTACATTATCAATTTTCTTTATATTAACTCCAGTAGAAAAAGTTCCGTATGACGCTAGTATGACACTATCGTTAGATTTTTCTACCACCTCTCTGACTGTTTCTCTATCTTCTGTATCTGTTCCACCATAGACATAATGTAAGTCTTCTACTCTTCCGTCTAACATAGGATATAAGACTTCACCATGTTTTTCTACGTATTGAAACAACACAAGTGTATTACCTTTTAAACTTGCAACTAAATTTGTTATGAATTTATTTCTACTATCATTCGATACCAAGTAATCCATTTCTTCTTGGTATGACAGTTTTTTCATTTTGGTATGACGAAGTATGACACAATCTATCTGTAAATCAGCAATCGTTCCCTCTTCCATTAACTCGTATGACGTTATGACCTTTTTTACAGGGCCGAACAAACCTTCAAGTTGAAGTCTATGAACTTCTGAACCGTCTAGTGTTCCAGTTGTTCCAAAACGAACACCAGTGTGTTTCATTTTCTCAAGAATACCTTTTAATGTTTGTGCTTTGAATAGGTGTGCTTCGTCTCCTATTACTACGTCAAATCCTTGTAAGACTTCTTTAGGTGCTTTAGCAAAACTCTGCCATGTCGATATCGTAATGTCAGCAGAAAATACAGGTTGACCACTATAAATTTTACAAATGTCTTCATTATATCCATACTCTTTAAAATCCTTCGCCATCTGTTCTACTAATGAAGTAGTCGGGACGATTATAATAGTTTTACAATTTGGTAGAGACATTTCTCCCTCATACCACCTACATAACAAATAAATGATTAACGACTTACCACTTGCAGTAGGTGATAATAAAAGCTGTCTCCCATATTGCACTGCAGTTTTGAATGCTTCTATTTGATAATCACGTGGTTCAAAAGGAAGACCCAAGCCTGGAATTAGACCGTCACCATTAATGAAGAAATCTACGTCTTCATCTGTAATCTTTGTTTTGTCACCGATAACTTCTTGTATACCACCGAATTCATAACCACGTTCTCTACAGAATTCGTCAACGTATGGAAGTAATCCAATATAAATTTTATGTGTCTTCATTGAGAAGAGTCTGACTTTACCGTCCCAAAACTTATTCTTATAAGAAGGCATGAACTTTGCGCCTGGGACTGTAAAAGAAAAGAAATCATATAGGTCTCTTGCAAGACCGTCATCACAATGAACTTTCATGAAGACATCGTCTATCTTCGATACTCTAACCATTTTATCTGAACTGAGGCCCTAATAACCAACCCACTAATGAGTTTCTTGAACCAGCACTAACTGAGGTGACTTGGTGTTGTAATTCGGAAGGGAATATAATAATACTTCCTTTTGTTTTTGCACTGAAAGGTGCAGTATGTGTTAAAAGATTTACATCAATATGTTTATGGTGAGGTAATAGTCTATCAAATACTGAAGTTGGTTCTATCCATTGAAAATTTCCACCTTCATAATCATCAGGGTCTGACAATTGAATTGTGCAACTTAGTTTACGAATCTCACCAGTTGGATATGTTGAATTTGTTCCACCTGCGTCTGTATGCCATGTATAAAAATCACCCCTTGGTCTATCGGGTTGATGTCTATAATTAGTAAATTGGAAATTTTCAAAATTAGTAAAATCCCATTTCCAGTCTTTATCTAATGATGCATATTTGATTGCAGCTGCAAGTTTTTCATGGAATTCTTGTGGTAATTGTTCATGCATTAACCATTTTATTTGTGATTGTCTTATTTCATTAACAACTGCACCTAGTTCTTGAGTTTCACCATCAGGGTCATTGATACTACCAGCACCATTTCCAACTGCACCAGTTTCCCAGTTCTTTTTATTTGCAGCTGCATATATTTCATCTGTTTCTTTAGTTGTAAAGAAACCTTCAGCTATCCAAACACTTCCTTTTACATATTGCATTATGACCCTGCCATGAATTTTCTCCAATCGATTGTATTCTTAATCGTTTGGTGTCTCCAAGTGATATTTTGCATACACTCTTTGAGATATTCTATTGTGACTTTTAGGTATTCTATTTTTGCATTGAGTTCTTGAATATCTTTATCAGAATTGTAGAAAATTTGTAAATCATTTTTCATAACTTTCAATCCGTCTAAAGGGTCATCATTCCAACCCAACTCTTTGATTTGTTCTTGTGACATTTTTCCGTTATACCACAACCACTTATTCTTTAGAAGTGTATCATATTTAAATTGATACTGTTTCATAACAAGTATCTTACTGGATAACAAGTCTTGGTATTTTGCGTGGAGTTTAGGAACTTCTAAAGACGATTTATCTAATTCGATATCGTCTATTTCACAATCTTTTTCCCACTCTTTCTTAATTTCATCTAAAGTCATAATATACTATTATACCATATTTATGTGGTATTTAATAGGTGTTTTAAGAGGTTGATTCGATATCGTAATATGTGAATCTGAACTCAACTGTTGCAACAACGGCGTCTGTTTCAGCACCACTTTGCAGTTCTATACCACTGAGGGATATAGGGAATGCATCGTGAAACCTAAAGAACTTATTAGGTATGTTTTTATTGGTATTGACCACTATAGTTATGTCGGAATACTGATTTAAATCGTTCTCAACGTCACTGAGGAGTCCTGTAGAGGTTTTTGTAGTCCCTACGTAAGCTTCATATGCACTTGGGTCTGATACTGGGACGATTGCGTTCATCCAATCATACATCTCTTTAAAGTTTGCAAGGTCTTCGTCTACTAAGAATGATACACTTAGTGATTCGAATGACACTTTATCGCCAGGGAAAAATGCGTCCAGTCCTACACCAGCTGCACTTATTGTTTCTGTAAATGATAAGCCTGGGATATTAACTGATTGCACATAGTATTCCACTGTTGGAACTTTGTCAATTAGTAATCTAAAATTATTCTTATTAAGAATAGATTTGTTTATTTCAGTCAAGTTTTATTACTCTCTTATTTGTTGAAGTATCAAAGTAATCACCATCTCTATATTCTCTAGTGACGATTTCCTCACATAGATATCCGTCTTTCTCATATAGTGTAGTAATTTTTCTACTAATAATTCCTTTAGTTGTCTCTTCACCTTGTGGGAATGCTTTGTCTGACCAAGGGCCTTCCAACACTTTCACTGTTCTTTCATAATCTGTCATAGTTATTCCTTCTAAAGGGGGTGAATAATTCCACCCCACATTACTATTTATAGTTATTTTTCATTAACAAACTCATTCAATTCAGCTGCAACGGCAATAATATCCTGTGCATTGATTGATGTAGTAAGTAATGGTTTCTTATCATCAGGGTGATTATCGTTGTGGGTGTAAACCCCATCGTTTTTCCTTTGTAAGTTTTCTATTAGTATAGACTGAGCCATACTTAGTAAGTCGGCTCGTATTTCATAACCTGATTTTCCATTTGACATAATTTCCTCCTGTGTGTGTGTTTATGTCTGTATCATCATTGATACCTTATATTTAGGTTGACAATGACTCTCACTTTTTGTTATACTAGTAAGGTAGGAAATCGAGACGGAAGTAAGTTGGTTGTGAGAGGTTGTTCCGTATAGAAAAGGTGTTCCACACTGTTAAAGTCAATTAAGACGTGGCATATAATCGTGAGGTGTGGATAGAAACCGAACAGAGAAGCACTTGAAATTTTTGACGAATTGGAATAGTGTGGTAAACGAATTTCTTTATGGTGCCGAGCTATGCACCTAGATAAAATTGGGGTAAGGCCTCACTAGAAGGACACGCTGTAAAGAATAGGGTATTCCCTAGACATTGAACGATTATAGTCATTTTTAAAGGAAAGGATAATAAAGCATGAATGAAATATAAGATGTAGTCCCAGTTTAAAGATAAAAAAAAGGGGACTTAGAGTCCCCTTTAGTTCGAAATCTAATTCGATTACAGAATGTTTGATACTGCAAATTTTCTGTAGTATTGGTTTGTTCCTGCTGAAGCAAGTCCGTCTGCTGGTGTAGCACCGACAAAAGGATTAGATACCATTCCGTATCTTGTTTTGAAACCAATTTTTGGTTGGAATGTATTCTCACCAACTGCACGAACCATTTGTAATGGAACGTATGGGCAATAGAATAATCCAGCGTCATAAGGGTTTGAACCTCTATAACCAACTGTTAAGTAGTCTGAAGACGCATATGGGTCTATGTAGACTTTAACTCTTCCGTTTAATACACCAGCAAAAGTATTACCAGTATCATCAACGTTTAAGTTGGTTGAAAGAGCAGGTGCGTAATCTAATACACCAGCCATTGACAATGCTGAAGCTACGTCTGAAGAACATAGAATAAAGTTTCCTTTACCCCTTCTTGTTTCTTTAGCAATAACATTTGATTCTCTTTCGATTTGGAACAATAGTCCTTTGAACTTTTCTACAGACCATCTACCGTTTGCATCAACGTCCAAGTTGAAAGTTCCTGAAACAGCTGTAGCAGCTGCACCAGTTTTCGCTTGGTTGTTAACACTTCTCACAACTTCCCTGTTTATTTCAGCAAGGATTTCTGATGATAGAATGTTTGCAAGTTCTGATTCTGCATCAAGACCGTGGATTGCTTTGAGGTCTTGTGCTAATTCTAATGAATATTCCGCTTTAAGTGCTCTTGATTTCGCTGTCACTGTAGCTTTCTCAATTGAGAATGCCATTTCAGCAAAATGGTTTCCAGCACCGTCACCTAGTGACTCTGCTGAAGCTGTTGACATACCACCTGAAGTCTGTGACCCATAAGAACCATTGAATGGGTCTCCTGTGTGGTCACTTCCTACTGAAGTTGATGTTGTTTGAGCAGATGCTGAATAATCAGTTCTAGCTTCGTTATGCAAAGCTTCTGATGTATTCAATCTATCAGCGTCAACGTCATCGTTATATCTTGCTTTCATAGCAAAGATAAGTCCAGTTGGGCCTGTCATTGGTTGAACACCGCAAATGTCGTATGCAACGAGATTTGGCATAGCACGTCTTACTAATGAAATCAAAATCGGATCCCAGTTAGAAATACCTGTGCCAGTGGAATTTAAAGGTGCTGCTTCTGCAAGAGTAGCTCTATCTTCGTTTAAAGCTCTCTCTTGGTTTTCAAGGATAACAGCTGTGACTGCACGTTTGTAGTTGTCTTCGATTTTTGGTAAATCGGAGTGCTCTAGAATCGGCTCCCACTTGTCCTGTAAGTTTTCTGATAAAAACATTGTTTCTTTCCTTTAAATTTAACCTAATGGTTTTAGTTTACTTAATGCCTCTGAGTATCTAGCAATTGAAGGGTCTAGAACAGGTTCTCTATCTTCTGATATTTCTCCAGTTCCTTCTTCTACTACTGTATCCTCAGAGATGGTTTCACCTTCAATTGGGAAGTAAGCTTCTTTGATTTCTGATACTTTATCACTAAAGTCTTCGATATCTTTAAAGTCTACACCATTTGCAAGTGATTCCATTTTCTCTTTTTGTGATTCAGTTAAGTCTTCGCAGGCTTCTCTAATCACATTACTTCTCTTTAAAAGGTCGTTCTCTTCGACAATTTCCATATTTTTAGATACTTCGTTGTCTAATTTCTCTTCCATTTCATCGAGACGATTTGCGAGTTCATCAATAACATTATACTTATCTTCAGGGACATCAACATAGTGTTCTACGAACAATGTTTTTAATCCTTCGATAAAGTTTTCAGTCATTTCTGACCTCAAACCTCTTTCTATCGCAAGTTCGTTTTCTTTCGTCCACTCGTCTGCACAATATGTAAGATACTTGTCAACTGCTTCCGCAAGGTCACCTTTAACTTTCTCTACTGAGGTTTTTAATTCTTCTGAATACTGAGACTCAAGTTCTTCTTTGATTTCAGCAACTTTTGAAGTCACTGCAGCTTTGAAGATTGTCTTAGCTTTTTCTTGATTTTCTTCTGAAAGGTCAAGTGCTTCTGAGATTGCAGATAGGTCGTCTTCTACTTCTATCTCTACTAATGAAGATTCAAGTTCCGCAGAAGTTTCTTCGTCAACAGATTCTTCTTTGACTTCTTCTTCTTTCTCTTCTTCTTCTTCGTCTTCATACTTCTCACGAATCTTAGCAACTTCTTCGTTATCAAGTTTCTTAAGTGTTTCAACGATTTTTCTAGCGACTTCTGCTTTTGTCAAGGTTTCGTCAACTTCTTCTTCTGATATTGAACCAAAAGTTTTTTGAAGTTCCTCTTTAGTCATTTCCTTCATGTTGTTGACGATAGCTTTGATGTTCTCCATTTTAGATGTTTCTTGAACATCTTTAGAAGAGTCTTCCTCTCCTTCTTTGAGCTTCTCACCTTTCATAGGTTTGTCTGCACCTTTCTTCTGAGGGTCACCTTCGTTAGAAGGAGCTTTCTCAGCAGCTTTTACTGATGCAACAGCTTTGTCAACAGGATTTTCTTCAGGTTTGACGACATCACCCTTTCCGCTTTCGATTTTCTCAGCGTCAGATGACCCTTGTTTTACAGGCTTCTTGTCACCATCTTCAGCTTTAGCATTAGGTTGTTGACCTTCCTCTATAGCTTCAACAGTTTCTTCAACTGTATCTAGGTTTGTTTCTAACTCTGCCATGTTTTTCTCCTGTTTGAGTTTACTTTTTTATTTATATGTTAGAGATTCCTAATGAACCTCTTCCATTGGTTTAACTTGACTTCTTCCAACTTATTTGACTTTGCTGACCTAATTTCAGTCTGTATTTCGTCAATTTCTTGTGCAGTTAGTCTACCATTTTGGTAAATCCACTCTACACCTTCCATTATACCATTAACAAAAGCTTCGGGTGCAGACGGGTCTGCAACGATATCTCCTGCTGTGGCAAGTTGAAAGTCGTCTTTCACTATTTGAGAACCACCTTTTTGTTCTAGTGAACCCAGTCCTCTAGATGATACTCCTAATTTAGCACCGTCATCGATAAGATTTCTCACAATCATACCGTTTGGTGTGCTTAAAATTTTTGCACGTCCCACATAGTTATTACCATCTTCTTCTAATTTGGTAATCAAGTGAGACACTTTGTCTAAATTGATAGTTGGGCCTTCGGGGTGTCCTAACTCACCGAAAGCACGGTCTTGTTCAACAAATTCTTTATTATATCTGTTGACTTCTTTCTGCATAACCTCTTTAGGATACACACGACCATTTCTGTTTTTGATTTCTGATTGCATAAAGATACCTTCGATGAAGTAATCTTTTTTACCATTTTCTTTAGCTTCCACTATTACTGGTGAAACACTATAATTATTAAACTCTGATATTAATTTCATTGAAAATTTCCTCTATGTCTATGTTTTCTTCCTCGGACATTTGTTTAATGACATCTTTCATACCTTTCATTTCTTTCTCTGCAGATTTTAAATCTTTGTATGTTGCACCTCCGAAGTCCTGTCCATCTACGTATACATGAACCTTACCTCTATATTCAGTGTAAGAGATATTAATCTTCTTACCACCAATTTTTACAACATCTGTCTTTAGGTCTTTATGACCACGTGGCAATTTAAATTTTGCCTCACGTAATTCGACTGATATCTCTGCAAAGGATTTCATTACTGAGCTTCACCCGTTGGTTCTGCTTGAGTTTTATCCATCCAATCTACTTGCATTTCAACTCTTTTCATATCGATTGCTTCTGCAGACTTCTGTTTGATTCCGTCAAAGACTTGGTCTTTTGCAGTATCTAACTTTCCTGCTTCAATAGAGTTTACTATTTCTTTTGCTATTTCACTACTCATTTATTAAAATCCCCCGAAGTCATTTTCACTTCCTTCATCTGATTCACCATCTCCTTCACTGGAGATTTGTTTATCAATTAATTTAATGTCTTCTTCTGACTGTCTTAATACATATTTTCTTACCCATTCTTTTGAGTAATATGTCCCGACATAATCAGAAACATTTGAGAGAGTATCTATTCTCTCTCTTATGATTTCTGCATCTTTCAACTCTGTAAAGTGGTTGTCTGTTGCATAATCATACTGGAAGAAGTCTTTAACTTTATCAAATTCTTCTCCACTTACGATTTCCTTAAGAACTAATTGTGTCTTAAGAATATCTGTAAAAACTCTTGCAAACTTCTTCTGAAGTCTGTTTGTGAACTTATTAAATTTAAGTTCGTCTCTAGAAATTTCAGACGCACGACCCATATTGAAACCGTTGTCTGCTTCCATTCTAGAAGCTGGAACATTAAGAGACTGATACAACTTCTTCTTGAAGTATTCTATATCGTCTATATCTGCAAGGTTTTGTCCACCAGGCAGGGTAGTAATCTCTGTTCCTCTACCACCTTCTCTTCTAGGCAACCAAAAATCTTCTAACATACTCATATGTTTTCTATCATCTTTGATTTCACCTGTATCTGCATTGTAGACTAACTTGTTCTTGTATCGGTTCATAACGTCTGCAAGATACTGTTCTGCCTTTGCTTTAGGAAGGTTTCCTACGTCAATGTAGAAAATTCTTCTTTCGGGTGCTCTTGATATTCTGTAAATAACAAGTGCATCTTCCATCATTGCTAACTGATTTGCAGTCTTCAATGCTTTATGCAAATACCCGATTACAACATTCTTAGTGTAATCTAATAATCCCGAAGTAGTGTATGTCACAGCTTCGGGTGCAATTTTGACTGTAGTCCCCTCTGTTGCAGTAGACTTGTCAAAACCTTTATCATTGAAAAGATAAAACTCTTCAATTTTCTTAATTCTGTCGACCTTTGTTTTAGGGTCTTTCTGTTTTTCTATGTTTCTGACCTTCTTAATCTTAATCGGGTCAACATTTCTTAGGTCTACAATACCTAATTTTGGTCGTGACGAATCAACGACCTTATGGAAGTAAATCCTTCCGTCTACATACCACTTTCTGAATAATTCATGAGAGTTCTGATTGAACTTCATTATAGATAAGATGTGATTAAACTCTTCTTGTATCTTAGTTTTGATACTGTCAGAGAGTTTTACATCTCTGAGGTCGAGTGATACTATCTTATCTGATGTGTCAGAAGTGATACACTCATTAACAATATCTTCGATTGCCGAATCACACTCGGGAACCAAAGAGGTTTCACGGTATCTACGAATGAGTTCCGCCTCATTCCTAATACCACCTTCCATATCGACATATGACCCGTAGGCCGCACCCGATATGAAACCACTTTGTTGTTCGATGACGGGTGTGCCGTCATCGTCAACTGGTGGCACAAAGGACTTTTGATTCTTGTCCTCTATTGCACGTAATTCTTCCCTTTTACGGGATATTTCAAACCCAAATAATTCCATACTAATATTTATACCACCCTTTTAGGGGTATATTTCACTTTTAATTACTGAACTCTTTCCCAGTGAGAGAAAGTAAAGTCAACTGTAAATTCCTCTAGTGCATCAACTGTATCGTAAGATAGTTCGATTGCACCTATATTTTTAGGGAACATGTTGAAAAACTCGTATCTCGCAAGGACGGAGTCATCTTTGTTAAGTTGTTCTACGAAAGCTCTAGAAATAAGATAGTCTGTAGAAGTTGAACCTTCTCCACTATCCATAGCTTGAATCTCTTCTTGCCATGCTTCTAGACCACTTCTTACTGAAAACTCAACATCATTGATTACTGTAATCTGCCAATCTTCGAATGTTCTTTCACCCGCAAGTTTAAGGTTATGTCCTCTGAAAGGAACGATAACTTCTCCCAAAGTTCCTGCTGGGATATTAGCAGCTTTACACAAGAATTCAATTTTATTTCCAGCTCTTGGTATAAAAACTTTGAATCGGTTGGCACGTGGGCCTCCACCTATAAGTTGTGCTTTAAATTGGTCTATACTCGCCATTTAGTTCTCCTTAAACTGCACTGTAAATCTCTTCAAAGTCTACACCACTTCTGGCTGCAACAAAGTTGAGAGTTATAAAGTTAATACTTCTAGCAGGTTTCACAAAGATAGAACATACAAATTCGTTTCTATCTATAACTGTATCAGTGTTGTTAGTTTCATCACATAATACTGAGAAGTCTACTAGACCTCGTCTATTCTTAACGTCTCTTAAGAAAGGTTCTACAGCAGCACGGAATTGAGCTCTTGTGAATGCATCATTGAATTCAAAGAGTTGTGATTTCGCTGCAACTGAGATTGCTTTTTCAAGAACGATAAACAACCTTCTAACGTTAATTCTGTCAAATGCAGAAGGTGAAGTTAGTGCTGTTTTATCTCCGAATAATACTGTTCCTTGACCTGCGAATGTGCATACTGGGTTAATTCTTGCACGATATAAGTCATCTCTTGATGATTGTGAAGGATTAAATGCAAGTTTAGTAATACCTAAGTATTGACCTCTTGAGAAACCAGCAGGTGAGAACCATGGGTCTCTTAACAAGTCTGACCTTGCCATTATACCAGCAGTATGTCCGTTAGCGGGAACATAACAGTATTTGTCGTTGTATCTATCGTATGAATACACCCAACCACTATCTAACACTGCATATGAGGAAGAAGTGACTGCAGCGTAATCTGCAATAACATTTGTTGATTGTGTTGATTCACTTGATACACCTACGACACTTGCACGTCTTGGTGAGCAAATAACCATGCAGTCTTTTCTGTTTTCTGCAATTTGAATAACGTTATTTACGATTGTGTTATGGTCTGCAAGAATATCTTGTTCGACACCACTTCCGTTATCTGTTCTTGTTGAACCTACGATTAAGAATGATACGTCAATTGTCTCTGCATCACCGAAATGGTCTGTATAAGCACCATGTTTCTGACCAGCAGTTGGAACTCTTCCGTCAACACCACCACCTAGTGATACGTTGATTACTGCAGAAGGTCTTCCGAAAGCTGTTGTTGCAGATTGTAAGTGTGTTCTTGTTTCATTTGCAGTTGTAAGTAGGTCTGTTGAATGACCTGACCAGTAAATGTAGTCTGAACTTCTTGCAATTACATTTTTGTAATAGTTTGATTGTCCTTGACTGTCTTTACTGTCTGACGCAAGTGATAAGAAACCGTAAGTTTCTAAAACTGTATTTTGAACCCCTGAGAAAAGTCCGTCTTCGTCTACAACTACTACGTGAAGTTCATCGTCTGAACCTCCAGCAGATGTTGCTGTTCCTGACTTAGCAGGTGCTTTATCGAAAGAGTTATAAAACTCCCAATATCTATCTATATTTGCACCTGAATCGACTAACTGAGTTAGACCTGTTCCAGCGGGTTGTCCGATTGCTTCAATAACAATTGAAGTTGAATCGGGTATTGAAGTCACTCTATACTCTGTATTGTGACCTGCGAACTTAACAATGTCTCTTACAAAGAATACTGCAGACGAAGTCACTGAAATAGTTGTCTGTCCTGCTGATTCTTGTGAAGATGTTGTAGTCACTGTATCGTTGAAATATGCATCTGATGACGCACATACTGAAACTTTTAATGAATTACCTAATGAACCAGCATATTTTGAAATCCAATTACCTACTGTTCCGTTTTGTGAACCGTCTTGGTAAGTAGATACATACTCATCATTATTTTTTAGTAATGCAGTTCCACTTGATGCGTTTGCATTGTTTAGAGATGTAGAATTGATTCTCACTACTCTTAGTGAAGAACCATATTTAAGGAATGCTTCTGCTGAATAGAAGTCTTCTGCTCCAGCATCAGTATTGGCTGGTTGATAAAATTTATCGACTAGACCCTTTGCATCTGAAACTGTTATAACTTCATCAACAGGGCCCCATTGGAAATGTCCAGCAAATGCACCTGTAGTTGATGAAACGGCTGGAACAACATTTGTCAGGTCTACCTCTTTTACCTGAACGCCTGGTGATACTTGAAATGCCATACTTTTACTCCTGTTAATGTTAAAAGTTGTTTACTGTTTTATTTATAACTTTATAAAACTCAACAAACTATAATTTCAATGGAACGTCCATTGATTTATGATACCATCGGTCTCCTTCACTATCTACAAAGGTTTCTTGTTGATTTCCTCCATCAAAAATCCCAGGCGGTAGTAAATCGTCCTCAATTAGTTTCTGTTGTTCTGAATACAATAAATCCTTAACAGCTGTATCTGTTAAGTGAACAAAGTATTCAGTTGTCACAAACCAACTAAACAATACCAAATTCATGACCATATCGTCATTATATCCTCTATCTGCTTCCCAACTATTACCTTTATGCACAAAAGTCATTAATTCTGTAATAGTGTGTCTGTCATTCAGAATAAGTCTATTCTCTTCCAATAATTCTTTCAGTGTAGAACAACCGATACGTTTAATCTTACGGGACATAGTGACTCCTATGTCTTCAGCTTTTAATTGTCCTTGGACAAAAACATTCGGATATTCTATGTCATAGTGCAATTGATTTGCAACTGTTCCACCTTCTGCGTTATTTTCAATGATAACAACTGGTTCATTGTAATGTCTTACATACTTATTTATAATATCGGGAAAGAGAAGAGGTGACACCATATTGTCCCTATATGTGCATACTTGTTTGAATGGACTTGTAGTCACGTCTATAATTGTAAATGTTGAGTAGTCCATACCTCTACCTTTGGATACGTCAACCGTGCAGACATATCTATGACCTTCAATTGGTTTTTCATATAGAAAAAGGTTGTCTTTATTCCAGTCGGGGTCTAATGCTCTCATACCCAATAGTGTATTACTATTGATAAGTGTATTACCAGTTCCTAAGAATGAGTTTCCATACTCTTGTTCAAATTGTGCTTCTGAAGTGTTTGCAATTGTTTCTTTCTTCCACTCTTCGTCTCTGCCAGGCACGTCATACCAGTTTATTAAGAATGATTTGTATTCTGATTGGTTATGAACTGCACTTTCATATATCTTATGGAACATATTACCTACACCGTTTGCAGTAGAAGTAATAATAACCTTTGAATCTTTACCCGAGGTCACAACGGGATATGTTGCAGTATAGAATGTTTCTGCATCGTCTACGAATGCAAACTCGTCAAGATACAATAAGTTGATTGACATACCACGAATTGAACTTGAAGAAGTTGCAGCTGCGACGACTTTACTATCATTTGCAAATTCTATTGACCCTTTGTTGAGAATCTTAACCCCAGGCTGTAAGAAGAATGGAACAGACTCTAACATGGTCACGACACGTGCAATCATTTCCCTTGCAATTGCACCTTTGTTAGCAAGAACTGCTACAGTGACTTCGGGTTTAAATAATAGAAACCACAATAGATATGCACAAGAAGTAATTGATTTACCACTCTGTCTACTTGCAAGAACGACACTAAATCTATTCTCGTCATAGTGATTGATTAGGTTTTCTTGATATCCACGAAGTGTGAAAGGAACCATACCTTCGTCTAGTGATATAATTTGTGTATAATTTTCAATGAAGTGTGTAGGGTTTTCAGAACACTTCAAGTATTCTGTCATTTCTTTATCGGTATACTGGGTTTCGATTCCAGCCCTCTTAATCAAATTGTTGCCAAGATAGCCAGAATTTTTATTATCTGTCATTATTCTTTTCTTTCTTCAAAAACTTTTGTAGTTCTGAAGTAGAACCAACGTATAGGTGATTTTCGACTTTACCTATTCTTTGTTCGTCTTCCTTTTCTAAATCTTTTAATTTCCTTTGAACGTCAATGAGTTTCTCTGCAGTATCGGCTACAGTCTTTATTAACTGTCCTGCGACCTCATATGCACGTGGGTGTTCGGTTTCTTTGGATAGTTCTAATATACCTTCAATTGCATCTTGACCACGTTCTACGAGGTTATAGAGGTTTTCTCTTGCATATTTGTAGTCCGTATCGATATTCTCTATCCTTGACGGAACTTTGACTACCTTGGTTTCTTTTTTAATATCAGAATTGATATCTAATAAAGAATCTAACTTTTCATCTACTGTTTCTTTTGTCATAATTAACTGTCATCGGTTTCACTAAAACTTTCTTTAGAACCGTCATCATAAAATGTCACTGTTTCTGCAACTACGAAAGTGTCGTTAGGTTGAACAGAACCAACAAATTTAAGTGTTGTTTTATCACTAAGTGTCACATTTGAACTTAGATTTAATGATAATTTATCACTTGCAATTGACAAAACTGTTGGATTTGTTGATAAGTTTGTTCCAAACACTTCGTCTCCTACACTTATACTATTATTTATTGCAGTTGGGAAGGTCACTTCTGCTGAATTAGACACTGCATTTGATTTCTCTCCAAACGCAGGTTCATAGTGTTTAACCTCTTTGACCAATCCACTTTCATTAATTTGTGAAGTTGTGAACTGTCCCGAAATATCTGAATTGATATATTCTCTTTCAACAACATTTTTAATAACACTTCCAGTGTAAACAGGGCCGAAGAAGTAAATTTTCATAGAAAAATCTAGTGTATACTCTATAACTCGTCTTTCTTCAAAAGAACCTTCATAAGTATCTTCTAGTGCAACACTGTTTAATGTGATTGGAACGTCTCTAGTATCAGACATATCGTCAATCATTTTCATAGTGACTGTATATTCGGGTTGGAAATATGGTAATATCTGTTCTACAATCTGTAATGCATCAGACATGTTCTTTGCAAGAACACTTAGTGTAAAGTTTAGATTATATGGTGCTGGATTATATTGATATGAACGATTAGTTCCGTCTGTTTCTAAACTTGATTTAGAATGACGTATTAATTTGTTCTGTTGTCTTGTAGGGTCATATTCAAATCCCGTCAATTCAAATGCCATTCTTGGTAAGTTGATTGAAGTGACGTTTAAATCCCTCTCTTTTGCATCTTCTGTAAGTCTTGCAAGGAACTTTTGTTTAGGGCCGTATGAAATAGGAACTAGATTTCTTGTTAAAACCGTTCCGTCTTCTTTGATTTTTTTAGTATAGATATTGTTGAATAGTGTTCCAAATATCGATACAGACCTTTTGATAGTCTCATTGTAAAAATATGTTCCAAACATTAAGGTTCTCCAAACGGATTCGTTTCACTAAAGTCTAGATAATTATTATCCTTATCTTCGAAATCTTTATTTTGTGCAACACTTCCTTCCATAGTCATTACGTCAATAATATTTGTAATAGTTCTTGTTGCACCCGAAGTTGCACCAATAAGTCTGTCTCCTTGTGCAAGTGTAGTAATATTGTCTTTAATAATGAGTTCTCTGTTTGAACCCCTGAAGTTTATAACCTCACCTACTACAACACTATCCAATGTGACATTTTCATTTGCAACATAACTTCCTGAATCACCTTCACCTTTTGACATAGTCATAGAAATTGTGTATGCTCTATCTTGTTCAACCAAGTCTGCATTTGTTCCAGTATCGAAGTCTTCTCCACTGTATTCGAACAATGAACAACGCATTTTGAATACAAATAGTTTTCCTAACTGGAAGAAAGGGTTTTGGTCTTCTACGAATCTTATTTCAAACATAGAACCTGAAAGTGGAAAATAAATTAAGTCCCCTTCGTTTGGTCTAAGTGAAGTTGCAAGGTTAGAATCTAGTGATATGAATCTCTCCCATGTTCTTAAAGATATAACAAAGGTTGCTTCTTCAGCAATTTGAACACCGAACTTAGACATGAGGTCACCCTCACCTTCAAATCCACCAGCTGGATTTTCCAAATACATTTCTACAGAATATGCATCACCGAAACGTGATTGAACATCTTCTGTTAAAATTGTGTCTTCTTCTACTACTTCTCTCGGTAGATAAAAAACATCATGACCATAAAATCTTAATGATTCAACAACTAAATCTTCGTAAAGGTGTTGTTCAGTAGAGACTGCATGGTTAAAAAATACATTTGTAGGCATAATATTAACCCATCATATCCATGACTGGCATTTCAAAATTCAGTCGGGATTCTTCTTCTAATCTTGTTATCTCGTCTTGTGCTTCTTGTTTCATTGCAGAACCGTCTAGTGTTATACCGCCAGGCAGTTCAACTCCTTGGAATTTGGAAAGGTTTTCACCCCACTGATACTTGACCAATGCAGTTGCATATTTTTTCAACCACATATCATTATAGATATCAGTCATGTCTGTAGGGTCTAATTTTCTATAACATTCAATAATGATATACTCCCCAGCACTTAATTTACTTGCACTGTAGTCCA